CCACGTGGTCAATCTCATACACACTCTTGGCTCGCTTCTCCAGGGTTCCGTCAATCTTTGTGCGCCTCTCCTTCTCTGACATCCCCATCTCCTTGCCGCAGTCTACACAGACCACGACGAAGCGTTCTCTACCTGTAGCTGGGTTGATGCCACGCTGACGAACGGACTGGATGAAGGTCTTGCGGGACGAGTTGCGCCAGCAGGGTCTGAGGGCAGACTTAATCATGGTTCGGAACTTACCTTCCGTCATGCCTAAGACTGAATTGATTTCACCCCTAGCCATGTTGTGATAACTCTTCTTCGGTTGGCTCGTAAGGAAGCTCTGGCTCGTCTATCTGTGCTAGAAAGTGGGTGGTGTCCTTACCCATGCGTTCGTGCGCTCCGATGAGAAGCTTTCGGTGTGCCTTGAACTCTGAAGAGTTGGGATGGTTTAAGCAAAAATACATTGCTCTGCCCATTACGTCCAGGGCTTCAAGCATTGTGTCTGCATATTGTCGTGCTTCGTCTAGGTCTGTTGTCATATTTCTTTTATATTAGTAATTGTGATTGGAACGTTCGTTTTCTTTAGTTTGTATCCTTTGCTCTTGCTACCATTAGTCAAGCATTTAATTGCTTCCTCCTCGGTGTGTGCTGTTTTAATTGCACCACAGGGTGAGGGCATGTCTCGACGGGTGTATGTAATCTTGTAGCAAGGCATCAATGGAAACGTCCTATGTGGTTCTTAAAGATGAACTTACCCTTCACATCACGCGCACCTTCACGCTGCTTGGCAATGTTATACTTCAATGAAACGTAAGCCCCATGCTCTGCATCTACTCGACGAGCCTCATCCACATCCTTGCCGTCAGGCCATAGAAGTAAGATGATGTCGGAGTCATTTTCAATGTCACCAGAATCCTTGAGGTCATACAAGGTAAGACCAGACTCACGCTTGGCTCCCTCACGATTGACTTGTGCCAACAGGAAGACAGGAACGTCCAACTCCATCGCCATCAGTTTCACTTGGTGTGATACCTCAGCTATGCCGTCGTTCTTTTTCATGTTGCGATCCCAAGGCACAAGCTGAAGGTAGTCTATAACAATCCACTCAATCTTGTGCTTACGCTTATACATACGAGCCTTGGCACGTAACTCATCCACACTCTTAACGTAGTGGTTGGTGAAGATCGGAGCCTCTGCCATCTTGTCCGTTGCTTCCCATACACGCTTCTGGTATTCTGGTTTCATCATCCCATCATGCAAGCGGTTGAGTGGTGTGGCGGCACAGGTTTGAATCATGCGGTTAGCCAGAGACTTGGCTTGCATCTCAAATGAGAAGTAGAGACCAGGTATGTGGTGGGTAACTGCGTTCTGTAAGACAATGTTCAGAGCAAGGGCAGTCTTACCACAAGACGTAGGTGCGGCAATCACCATCACCTCTCCTTTGGCTACGCCACCACAGCTAAGTTTCTCATCTACTTGTGCAATGCGAGTGGGCATGGCAGACACCTCATAGGTTCCGTTCACCATAGCCTTGTAGTCTTCTCTGAGGGCTTCGGCAGCAGTTCTGATACTCCCGTCCCCCTTACCATCATCAACGTCTTGTAGGGACTGTAAGGAAGCTTCTAGCTTAGACGTAACGGAGTCTGCTTCTTCCTCTCCTTCCTCTGCTTCCTCAATGGCGAGCCTACAATGACGGATGGTCTGGCGAAGCTTAGACTTCTCCTTAACTATGTTGGCGGCATACTTGGCGTGGGTGGCTGTCTCACAGGCTTCTTGAATTGTATAGATGGTGCTGATACCACCAATCTCCTTCTCGTTGCCATCGGAGCGTAGCTGTTCCAGTAGTGTGATGTCTGATAACTCCAACCCCTTCCCCACAATCTGCCCCATAGTGGAGAAGATTGTAGAGTTGCGAGCTACATAGAAGTCAGAGGGTTGAACAACCTGTGACACCTCGTCGTAAACGGAACCATCTTCAGACAGAAGACAGGACGCAAGAACAACTGTCTCCGATTCTAGTGAGTGGGGATGCGTGTTTTTAGAGTTAGGCATACTAGCTGTCTTCGCGTTCTTGTTGATCCATCACGAACTCACAAGCCTCACGTAGACAACCAGTTCCGTAAGGATAGGTCACCAGGGATTGGCCTTGCTTGCTGTATAGGATGACAGACTCTGGGCGCATGTCTACGTCATACTGAAACTCTGGGTCGATGCCACTCTCTTCTAGCCACGAAAGGATTTGATCCCCTGTGCGCTTCTTAGGTTTGTCTGGGACTCGCTCTGAAATCCAGTATTCATCTCCGTCACATAGTGCGCCAACGTAGTCATCGACGAAGCGTTGCTGTCCTGCGACAACTTGTAGGCGTTGGACAAGTGTGTCCGCGTCCAAGTGTTTGGCGGGGCCGTAAGGGTAGGTTGCTGTTTTAATAATCATGTTCTGTTTGGTTTATGGTTTGGTTATGGTAAATCTTTGCTGATCTCTTCAAGGGCTTCATAGCCACGCATCACTCTGCTGAAGTAGCTTTCTTCCTTTGTCTCTGATACAATGTCGTAATGCTCCTTGGTCATTTCTTGCAGGAAGCCATAGCGGTGTGAGGTGCGAACGCTAATTGCCGCGTATTTGTTGGCTATATACTGACCATAGTATAGAGCTGCGGTGTAAGTATCATCACACTTTTTGGAAGTGCGGAAGTGGTTTGCAGCTTTGTCTCTGAAGCCTTGCTCCAGTTGTGTGCGTTCGTGCTTTGGTGTTCTGTGTGTGTCTTTTTGTAGTTTCATGTTTATGTTTGGTTTGGTTTATTGATATATGGCTTGTGCCAGGAAGAGTCCTGTGCCTGTTCCGCACATCGCTCCGAAAGAATAGATAAGTTTAGTTTGCCATGATGATAAAGCTACACGCCCTACATTCATTGTCCAGATTAAACTGATAAGAAAGCCAACTATTAAAGCTCCGATGTAATGAGTGTTGGCGATCTGCCAAGTGTTCAAGCAGATGAGGGTGACTTGCAGCCATGCTAGTGTAAAGGTTTTAATCATCACAAGTTTCTTCCTCTGGTTGCTCCATACAAAATATCCCACACTCAAAGTCCAGGTTTTTCATTGGCCTTCCTACTGCATCTTCTGGCAGTTCGTCAAGAAAGATTCTATCACCTTTGTATTTAACTAACCGACAGCCAATCTCTTTGCTTTGGGCATTGCGTTCTTCCCACACCTCTGGATGCACTTTTCTTACATGGTTCCAATAGGTAACAGATGTAGCTTTTACGCAACCAATACAGTTGGCATTCGGATACCCCAAGTGGTAAATCTTTGGAAGTCTTATGCCAGCTTCTGTGATAATCTGATAGCAGTCGGCCTTGGTAATATTATTATCTATTAGAATGGGCAGAATGTCATCCCTTTCAAACTGCTTGAATCTATCGTATCTATGTTGTTCTTCGGCAGTAAAACCCAGGACTATGTGGTCGTGAGGGTTCTGATCCTCCCACTCCTGTCTTGCCTTCTTCTTCAGCTCCAAGGTGCAAGGTGCGCCAGCAATGCCTGACATATACTTTCTCTTTTCCCAAACCTCAACACAAGATTGAGATGGATACTTAGAGCTTTCAGCAAATTCAATAGTTACACCTAACCACTTTTCACAGTCCTTTAAGAACCTTTGATTGTCCTCGTGTTCCTCTTTGATTGGGTTGTTGACGATACGGATGGTGTTGTCAGCACCATAAAGGTCGATCGTCATCTTAGCCGCAACAGCACTAGCTGCACCACAAGAGAACCATACCACTATTGTTTTGTTTTTCATGTTTGGTTTATAAACTTGGGATGGTCTTTGACACCTCCAAGATAAGTTCGTTTTCTAAAAGCTCTGGTGGCATTGGTGACCTCCATATAGAGATGAGCATGAGACACTTTTTATATGCGTCAAGGGTAAAACCTTCTGCTTCGTAAATTTCTTTTGCGGCAGGGATAGGTGATGGTGGTGTTCCCATCCTTTCACAATAGGCAGAGGCTAACTTCTGAGCCTTGGCAATACCAATCCCCTTCATCCCCTCAATGTTGTCGGTTGAATCTCCCATGAGAAGTTGAACCAACCAATGGTAGTCTGCTTCCGCTTGTGTCACTTGACGAGGCCAGTCATCCTTGTTCCAGTTGTAGTGCCACCCTGGGACACCAAGTAAGTCCTTGTCTATGCTACAAAGGATTGGGTTCTTAACCCTTCCGTTGGTCAGCATGATACCAAGTAAATCATCTGCTTCTAACTGGTCGTGCTTGCACCACCTGTGGATCGTGACTGGGAAAC